AGAGGCATCAAGTGCTAATTGAAGACCCGATCCTTCACATAGGCGTCGATATAGCCACCAAAAGGGACACGTCTGCCGTGGCGGCGGTCTACAAGCACCCCTTTCGCAACCAGTACCATCTGTGGGGGTGCAAGATCTTCACCCCGCCGGTCAATATCCACAAAACGGTGGTTGAACTACTGATCAAACTGCTCGAAACGGAGCGGATCGCTCAGATACAGTACGATCCATACCAGTTTGCGTCGGAAGCACAGCGATTAGCGGATGCGGGGTATGATCGGTTGGTGCGCGAGGTCAACCAGCAGACCGAAATGGTTGAATTTGCCAATACTTTGGATGCCCACATCAAAAACGGCACCCTGTTGCTCTATAACGACCCCATCCTACGCAGTCACTTCTCTTGGGCGGCAGCACAAAACACCGAACGCGGTTGGCGCATCATCAAACGCCGTCAGTCGCGCCAGATCGATGCCGTGGTAGCTATTGCGATGGCGTTATCGGGTGCTACGGCGGATGTAGGCTACCTCAACCACCCCGTATACAACGAAGAGAACCATTCACGTTCACTGGTGGGGGTGCCATGACCTTTGCTGAAGTAGATGCGATGATACGTGCATCGGTGCCGGACCCTATCGCCCGTAAAAAAATATTGAGCGGTATCCACGAATGGCAAGAGGCGGTTAACCAGTGCGCGAGTTGGTGGCTGGGCGTCAGTGGCTACACTGTCAAAGACGATCAGATATACAAGGAAGGGTCTAAAACTCGCTTTCAAGTGAACGATTGACATGCGCGTCTACCTAGCTAGCCCCGGCAATCAATTACATGCCCATCTGGTGCAAAAGCAACCAGTGCTGATGTCGTTTGGCGCATGGAAACCATTCCTGGCGCAATACATGCCTACATGGGACCGGGTGCTCATCGATTCGGGTGCTTTCAGTGAAATAAATTCGGGCGTTGCCATCGATGGGGCCGCTTATCGGGATTGGTACCAACCTTATGAGGACAGGGTCGATGCAGTGGCGGGCTTAGACAACATCAGTGGCGATTGGCGGCAGTCATTAAAAAATTACGAGCAATTTGGTGGTTTCCCAACCTTCCATGACACCGATCCGCCCGAACTGTTGCCCGATTTGATTGATATTGCCCGCGAGAGAGGGCATTGGATCGGCTTGGGCCTCAAGCCACCCCGCGAGGGCAAGGAAGATTTTATACGGCGGACCTTGGACCGGATGCCTCACGACCTTCATGTCCATGGGTGGGCACTACGTCGATACCGACATTTAGGCCGGTTGGACTCAATGGATTCGACCAACTGGTGGCGCGATGCGATGAAGATACGGACCATGCCGCTAATGGATCACCTGTCGTATGGTGAGGCGTTAGAAATCATCATCAAAAGGTATGCCCGGTGGCAACCGCCCGAACTGACCGAACAGGAAGAGCAGATCAGTCTATTCCACAAGGAAGCGAATTAAGATGTATCACCTAGTCTCTCAAGAGCGCAACGGGCAGATAGAGGTCGTATACCATCTTGAGGCCGATGACCGCAAGCAAAACCGCACGGACGGCGAGATCTTTCGCTACGAGCTCTCCCGTATTGTCATCGGGCTGGGCATAGAGGACGGCACCGCCTTCATAGTGGTGGTGGGTGAGCGCACCTACTGGCACCCCGACAACAAAAGGCGTCCCGAACGACTCTATGTGGTGCTTGATGAGGCGGAACCCCGCACACCCGCAGAACTATTGGACAAGGCGGTGGAGTATAAGGACAGATACCTCGCTCATATGACCTATATGCCCGCCGAACCGGCAGGGCTGGTGGATGCGGCCCGCCGCCATGAGGGACTGACCTATTACCAGTTCACGGACGGCTTCGTCAACCGCGAACGGTGGCCCACCTACGTCTCCTATGACACCCGCAGTGGACTGACGGACCTACGCGTCCCCGGTGCGGCCACCCTCCATGGGGACTTGGAACTGTTGCTATCGACCACCGTCCTTGATCCAGCTACCAACAAGGCGTTGACGGATCGGCCTGGGCCTATGGGCCGTCCCATACAAAAACTGCTATTTCCGAACGATTTCCCCACCGCCCGCACCCGCACCGCCGTACGGCAGGGACTCCTTCCGCTCTGCCGCCCCCTATGGTGCGCGGTGACGGGTTTGGAGCAGTCGATGCCGCGCCGTCAAAAGGACGCGGATACTAACAAAGAGCAACTCTCCGGTCACCCTGTCACAGGATACTGATTATGACCCTGCAAGACCTTTACCAGCGATTGGATTGGACGGCGGTGGATGCGGGCCATACGGAGTGGGAGCAAGACCATGATGAGGCGATACGTATTGACCGTGATGCCCTACGTCAGCACCGCCTGGAACGACTCCACTACGGTATCGCCGCGTTGAACGGGTCGGAGGATATGCGCCATTGGTGGATGCTGCCCACCGTCATCCGGCAACAGGTGGCGGACAGCTACTCGCAGATGGGGTTGATCGATGCAAAAAATTAAGGTCACAGAAGACCAGTTGCGGCGGGTATGTAGGCTGTATTCAACCAATAAGGATGCGGCGGACGCGTTGGGTATCGGCACTCAGCACCTGTATAAATTGTGCAAGAAATACGGCGTCCGGCGTCCGGTGATCGGCAGACGGCCCACCAACAGCATCCATGATCGTAAATAATCGCACAATACTCACTTGACAAGGCGTTGCGCGTAACCGTTAGGTCGATATTATGGCGGCACCTCAATTTGCAGCACCCGAACCCATCCGGTTCAGCGAGGAGGATAAGGAGAGCATCCTTGACCTCGTTGGTGACCTGTATGATGACGGAATCCAGGGTCGACAAGAGTGGGAAGGTTCCCATGAGCTCTACGACCAGATGTTCCGTGGGAAGACCGAACCCAGGCAGGGACCGTGGGAGGGGAGTAGTGACCTCCACGTCCAGATGCCGTATTGGTTGGTGGACAGTGTAAACGTGCGCCTCACGGCGGGCGTCTACAACCAAAACCCCCTTGTCGGTGGACTTGCGGAAGAGGATAACGACCAAGAGACGTTTGCCAAGGCGGCGAACCTCGTAGAGTGGGATCTGCAAGCGAAGCGCATGAATGCGCGGTCTCTATGGAACAGGGCGTCTAAGATACGCCTCATCCACGGTTGCAGTGTGTCGCTACTGTCGTATGCGGCGGATACCTATAAGTACCGCACCAAAGACATCGTCCCAGAAGTTATTGAGGATGAGGACGGCGTAGCACGTCTTGTGGACAGTGAGCAGATACGCGAGGAAGAAGGCGTCCTCTACGATGGGCCGGTGATGACGCCCTTGGAGTGGGACGATTTCGTGGTGCCCACCTCCGCGATGAACTGCCAGCCCAACCGCCCCTCCAACCCCGGTGGTGCCGATTGGGTCATCGTCCGGCAATGGGAACCCCTGTCGCTCCTGTTTAAGAAGGCGCAGTCGGCGTATGTAGAGATCGAAGGGGAGGAAGGGGAACGCGACTTCTGGATCAACGCGGCCCCATCGCAAGACCGATCCAATACCGGAGGCACGGGGCAGAACAACCGGCGGGTGCGGCATCAAGATCGGCGCGATGGACTCAACCGATCCGCGCAGTCGCACGATAAAGCCTCGGCGCGTCCCAACCCCGAATTTGAAATACTGACCTACTTTGGTCCCTACCCCGATCCCGATACCGGCAACGACGAGGAAATGGTCGTTTTCATATCGCGGTCCCCCAAGAAAGTCCTTGGGGCTTTTCGGTTGTCGGACCTGTATTTTCGCGGTCACAGACCGTTGCTCGAAATGCATTACCAGACGGTTAGCACCCGCTTTTACTCCATGGGCATCATGGAGATCGTCAAGCACCTGTCGGCGGAGCTCGATACGATCCACAACATGCGGCTGGATGTAGGCTTCGCTACCAACTTGCCCTTCTTCTTCTATAGGGCGAGTGCGGCTTTTGACCCCGATGAGGTCGAACTAAGACCGCTCAAGGGCATCCCCGTGGATAACATCGGGGACGTGCAGTTCGCGGCGATGTCGAACGTCACCAGTTTTTATGCCCAGGAAGAACAGATGCTCTACACCCTCGTAGAGCGAGTGGTGGGCGTCACCGATCTGTTCCTTGGTATATCGCCTACGCGGGGTGCTGCGGCTCGTCATGCCACCGGTTTTGTCGGTACCCAACAAGAGGCACTGGCGCGGACCAGTGAGATCCTCAACCAAGATGCGGAGTCGTTTTCCTTCCTTTGCCGGTTTATCTACGACCTTGAAATGCAATACGGACCAGAAGAGCGCGTCTTCCGTCTGCAGGGGGAGAGTGGACCGCAGACGATGGACTTGAACCGCGATGCCCTATGGATGCAGGGCGAGTACGACTTCCGGCTGGGTGCCAATCAAGGGAGTTATTCGGCACAGGTGCAACAGCAACAGGCACAGGCCATGCTGCAGATGGCGGCGGCATCGCCACTGGTCAATCAAGATCCGGGTAGGCGGTGGGAGATCGAAGCGTACTACCTTCGCTCTATCGGCATACGCGACCCAGAGACCTACATCGGTCCCAAGACGGCGGTGGCGCAGACCAACCCCAAGAGTCAAGACGAAGAGAATGGCGAAATGGCGCAGTTCCTCTATGGCATCAACAAGCCCGCGCCGGTCCATCCCTCCGACAACGATGGCGAACACCTAACGGTATTGATGGAGTTCCTTGCCTCTGCTGAATACAATGCGTTAGGCCGTCCCAACGAAGAGGGTTACATGGCCCACTTCGCCCTACATCAACGGCAGGTACAGCAGAAGCAGATGCAAGCGCAGATGCAACAGCAGATGGCGATGGGGCAAGAGGCGGGCGGACAACCGGGACAGCAGGGACCACCAGGCCAGCAAGGCGGCGGTCCCGCCCCAGGGGGACAAGACCGCATGATGGCGCAGATGATGAATCAGTCCGGTGGCAACATTCCGGGGTTAGGGGCCGACAAGCAACCGCAATCGTCCATACCTAATCCGCCCACCTTCCCCACCAACAACGGGGCTAGTTGATCGATCCCAAACGCAAGCGTGAGTGGCGCGATTTCACTACTCACAATGTGTGGAAAGATATGTTGACG